AAACTGCTCAAACTGAGGGGGCGGTTGTCGGACTAAGGGTTTACCCTAATCGCCAGGACCCAACCACACGGCCTATTTTCAAAATTCCTGACAAAACTTTCGGTGCCATTACTAGCCTAAACTGCATCCACCCGCCACGCCTAAACCGCAATCAATTTAACCAGTTTACTCAGTAAAACTAATTTTCCAAAAGCTCCAAAAATTTATACTTGTACCCGCCATACTAAAGTGCTATAATATTCTCAACAAAGAAAATAAAAGGCACAAGCATGACCCGTCAACTCGCCACCCACCATCCAGCAGAAGTGCTACAGATCTCGCCAGAAGCGTTAGAAGTAGCAAATGCGTATCTTACGATCCAGAATGCCCAAAAGGTATCAGATCAATTAGATATTCCGCTGGAGACAGTTAGCCAAATCTTAGGCAGGCGTGAGGTCAAGGCGTATGTCGACCAAGTATTCTTCGATATGGGCTTCAATAATCGCTTTACTCTTAGAAAAGCGATGGATGCTATTATCTCGAAGAAGTTCCAGGAGATGGATGAGGCTGGTGTAGGATCAAATAAGGATATTATTGAGATCTTAGCCCTTAGCCATAAAATGACGATGGAAACCTTAGACAAAGAACTCCAGCTTGAGAAGCTGCGTGGTAACTCGATCAAGTCACAGGTTAATGTGCAAATTAACGAGGGGGGCGGTTCTAATTATGGAAACCTCATTGAACGCCTAATTTCGAATAAAATTTAATTATGAGTAGAAATGCAGAACTATAACCGTGCGACTAAGTACCTACAAAATGGTAATCCAGAGAAAGCTTTACAATTCTTTAAGCGTCAGCTTAAAGAACATGATTTTAAAGAATGTTACCTCAATATGGGTAATGCGTATAGAAATTCAGGAAATGATGCAGAAGCAATTAAATGCTATTTAAAAGCAAATGCGCATGAGACACCCTTTGCAGATAATACATTTGGGGTATATGATCACGCTCTAGGTAATTTAGGGCTGCTGCAGTATATGCATGGTAACGACGATGCTGCAATTGCATACTATACTGCGGCTTTAGAAAAGAATCCCATGCACTTTGATTCTATTTGGAACTATGCTAGTGCTTTGTTGCGTAAACACTGTTCTTTAGAAGAAGTCGACGCTGCATCGGCATGGAAGATGTATGAGTATAGATTTAAACGCACTAATCCTACCCCTATACATAATGGTATTGAGCGCTGGGATGGTATTACATGTGGAAAGTCCATTATAGTCTTAGCTGAACAAGGAATGGGCGATAAGTTTATGTTCGGCAGGTATATTCATTGTTTACGTGATTACTTTGATGAAGTATGGGTTCAGTGCCCTTTAGAGATGGTTGAGATCTTTAGCGATTATAAAACATGTCAAGAGAATAATATACCTAATGTTGAATGCAGTATACCTATCTGTAGTTTAGCATCGATTTTTAATTCTAGCGACGATGCTTGGCTAGTGGGTAAGTTTGAAACTAGGAAGTTTGTTAGTGATAAACTAAAGATAGGTATTGAGTGGGCGGGTAGTCCAACTCATGCTAATAATAAGTATAGAAGTGTATTACCTTCTAGTTTCCTTAGCCTATCAGAATTCGGGGATTTATATAGTATCAGACCCGGAGCTGAGTCTGTACGAGGGGTTATAGCACTAAATGCTGATTCATGGGCTGAGTCTGCTCGTATAGTTAACGGATTGGATCTAATCATTAGCGTAGATACTTCTATCGTACACTTAGCTGGATCCTTGGGGCGGGAATGCTGGATGTTGCAGCCTCTGAAAGAGACTGACTTTAGATGGGGTAGTAATGTAATGGGTGAGAAGAATATTTGGTATGATTCAGTGAAGGTAATTCGCAATCATAATAACTGGTCTAATGTATTTGCGGAGGTACGCGCTAGATTAGAGTTACGTAAGCTAGAGGGTTGGAAAGATAAAATGCAAAGTATGATTGGGAATTTGAATGCTACTAGTATCGCGTGAAGACATTGATAAGGTTAGTTTAACGGAGTATTCTGCTGGGGAACGCTTCATTAAGCTACCTATTGCTAACTACTTGAAGTTATTAACCTTTGAGGGCAAGAATGTGTATGAGGAGTTGAATCGACCTCAGATAGCTTTGATTAATGCAGTTAACAATCCTAAGTATAGGTTTATTTGTGCTGCTCTTTCGCGTCGCTTAGGCAAAACATTCATTGCTAACATCATTGGGCAGTTAGTAGTGTTGATTCCCGGATCTAACGTACTAATCATGTCTCCGAACTATAATCTATCTTCTATTAGCTTTGAACTGCAACGCAAGCTAATTAAACACTTCGACCTAGAAGTGGAGAAAGATAATCTGAAAGATAAGGTAATAGAACTTGCCAACGGTAGCACAATCAGAATGGGATCGTTGTCCACAGTTGATTCTACAGTGGGCAGATCCTATAACCTTATCATATTCGATGAAGCAGCTCTAGGATCAGACGGTGAAGCAGCGTTCAATGTTTCGCTCAGACCTACACTAGATCGAGCAAATGCTAAAGCCATATTTATTTCGACGCCACGTGGTAAACATAATTGGTTCTCCACATTCTGGCAGCGCGGGTTTGAACCTGAATACAAGGAATGGATCTCCTTACAAGCAGATTACACCGAGAATGATCGTATGACTGATGCAGACGTAGCTGAAGCTCGTAGATCTATGTCCAAAGCAGAATTCGACCAAGAATATCTTGCCTCATTTAATACATTTGAGGGTCAGATCTTTGGTACCTTTGATTCGGAACTGTGCGTGCAAGAATTCGAGCATTCTGATGGTGTGGAGTATATTGCCGGATTGGACCCTGGATATCGGGACCCTACAGCTTTCGTAGTTGTAGCGTACGATGGTAAGTTAGATAAGTTCCATGTTGTAGATGAGTACCAAGAATCAGAAGCTACAACTGAGGGTCATGCTGCAGCAATCGGTGAGTTCGTAGCTAAGTACGGTATCGAGTCTATCTTTATCGACTCTGCAGCCGCTCAGTTCGCTGGCGACTTAGCATATACCTACGATATAGCTTCTATAAAAGCTAAGAAGCAAGTCCTAGAGGGAATTGCATATGTTCAGACAGTTGTGGATCAGGGGCGCCTATTGGTAGCTCCACACTGTAAGCATACTCTAAAGATGTTAGACCAATATCAATGGAGTAAAAATACTGCGTTAATTCGTGAGAAACCAGAACACGATATTAACTCTCACATTGCGGATGCTTTACGCTACGCACTTTATACGTACACTATTTAAGCCTCTGAAAGCCTTGTGTTTTCAGAGGCTTTTTCTTTTGGTACTATGAAATTTTAAGTGTTGACAGTATCGTGCCTGCATGCTATAATAAGGAAATTAAAAACTTTGGTGTAAAAAATGGCTAAGAATACGGGGAATAACCGCATCCCAGTTAAATGGGTTAGAGACAGGGCGAAAGCAGCGTATGATAAGAAGGACTCTTGTCATATTTGCAACACGCATGCTGACTTAGAATTACATCATACGCATTCACTTACTTTATTACTGAATAACTGGGCTACTAATAGCGGCTATGATATTTCCACAGACGCGGGAATATTAACGGTTAGAGATGAATTTATCGAGACACATCATAAGGAAATATACGAAGACGTTTATACTCTATGTAATAAACATCACGTATCTTTACATGGCGTGTACGGTAAAGCTCCAACTCTCCTAAGTGCTAGTAAACAGGGTAAATGGATCTTAGAACAGAAAGCAAAGTTAGAGAGTGGATATGTGGAACCAGTCAAAGTTCACCAATCCATAGCTCACTTTGGTCAATTCTATTAAGGACTACTATGACTTGGTACAAACCGAATACTTGGTTTGCAGATAATAGCGAAAAGTTGAATCCAGCGCAAGAAATGATTAGTAGAGAGCAAGGGTTGTTTATCAACACCAATGCTGTTATTAGTTATGCGCAGGCATTTGATAAGCTAGAATCTGTAAATCGCGGTGTTAACATGATTGTTAGTGCTGCAAGCAGTTTAGATTACGATATTAAAGATAAAGAAGCACCTGGTATAGCTAATGGCGTTCGACAGAAAACATTAAATAACTTATTAAACTACACGCCTAACCCTTATCAGTCAGCACAAGATTTTAGAAACAATCTATTCCTTGACTTTATCCTAGAAGGCAATATATTCATTTATTACGATGGCGTTCATCTATACCATCTGCCCGCCTCACATGTCACAATTGAAACAGATATTAAAACTTTTGTAAGTCTATATACTTACAACAGAACGATAACGTTTAAGCCTGATGAGATTATACACATTAAAGATCTTAATAGTGTATCAATTTATCGCGGTACTAGCCGTCTAGTATCTGCGGATAGAAATATCAAAATTCTGTACAAGATGCAGCAATTTCAAGAACAGTTCTTCGAAAATGGAGCTGTATCAGGTCTAATCTTTACTAGCGAGAATACGTTAAGTCAAATTGCTAAAGATAAAACAATCGCTAACTGGCAAGCCCGCTATAGTCCAAAGAATGGAGCGCGTAAGCCAATGATTCTAGATAGCGGCTTAAAGCCTTTCAGTAATCTAACTCAGTCATTTACTGAGATGGATTTTGAAAAATCTGTTGATAGTCACAACGCTAAGATTCTACGTGCTTTAGGAGTTCCGCCTATTCTATTAGAAGGCGGTAACAATG